CCGGACGAGGGCCCGCTGCGCCGCGAGCTGTACCCGAAGCACCTGGAGTTCTTCCGCGCCGGCGCCAGCTTCCGCGAGCGCTGTGCGCTGGCTGCCAACCGGATCGGCAAGACCGAGGGCATGGGCGGCTACGAGACGGCGCTGCACCTGACCGGCCAGTACCCAGACTGGTGGGAAGGCCGGCGCTTCGAGCGGCCGATCATGGCCTGGGCGGCCGGCAAGACCAACGAGACGGCGCGCGACATCGTGCAGCGCAAGCTGTTCGGCCCCGTCACCGGCGAGGGCACGGTGCACAAGAGCGTCTACGGCACCGGCCTCGTGCGCGGCAACTGCATCGGCGACATCACCTGGAAGCAGGGCGTGCAGAACTTCATCGACACGGTGAAGGTGCGCCACGCCTCCGGCGGCTGGTCCCAGCTGGGGCTGAAGTCCTACCAGCAGGGCCGCGGCAGTTTCGAGGGCACCGAGCAGGATCTGATCTGGCTGGACGAGGAGCCGCCGCTGGACATCTACAGCGAGTGCCTGATCCGCACGGCCACCACGGACGGCATCGTCATGCTCACGTTCACGCCCCTCGAAGGCGTCACGGGCACCGTGCTCACGTTCCTGCCGGGTGGCGACCCGGAGCAGATGGCCGAGCGGCCGCAGGGGGTGCGCTTTGCCTGAAGTCAGCGCCTCGAAGTACCTCGTGTCGGCCGGCTGGGACGACGTGCCGCACCTGGACGAGAAGACCAAGCGCGAGCTGCTGGCGTCCACGCCGCCGCACCTGCGCAAGGCGCGTTCGCAGGGCATCCCGAGCCTGGGCGCCGGCGCCATCTACCCGATCCCGGAGGAGGAGGTGGCGGTGGACGACTTCGTGCTGCCCAAGCACTTCCTGCGCGGCGCCTCGCTGGACGTGGGCTGGAACCGCACCGCCTCGCTTGCGGGCGCGTGGGACCGCGACAACGACATCATCTACGTCTACCGCCAGTATTACCGCGGCGAGGCCGAGCCCAGCGTGCACGCCGCAGCGCTCAAGTCCTTCGGCAAGTGGATGCGCTTCGCCATCGACCCGGCCAGCCGCGGCCGCACGCAGGCTGACGGCCTGCAGCTCTACATGATGTACCAGCGGCTGGAGCTGAACCTGCTGGTGGCCAACAACGAGGTGGAGGCCGGCATCTACGACGTGTGGGAGCGCCTGTCCACCGGTCGCCTCAAGGTGTTCAAGAGCCTGCAGGCCTTTTGGGCTGAGTACCGCATCTACCGCCGCGACGAGAAGGGAAAGATCGTCAAGGCCAACGACCACCTGATGGACTGCCTGCGCTATCTGGTGCGCACGACGTCCTGCTTCCAGCCCATCCCCACCGATCCGGAGCTGTTCAACCAGCGCCGCGCAGAGGCGGGTTCCGCACCTCTTGACCCGTTGGTGGGCTACTGAACATGAGCCTCGAAAAAGCACCCGTCACCGCGCACTCCGCAGCCAACGCTGACGAGGAGGCCGACCCGCAAGAGCTGTCGGCCATGCAGATCGTGGAGAGCCTGGGGGCGAACCTGTGCGCTATGCGCCAGGAGGCGCTGAACTGGCGCGCGCAGACCGGCATCGAGAACGACTGGGACGAGGACGAGGAGTTCTACGACGCCCGCGACCGCGCCAACCCGGAGGGCGAGACGAACGTCGGCAAGCCGATGTCGCCCAACGGCGGCGCCGAGAACCGCGTGGTGCCCAGCGGCCGCAGCTCCGTGTTCATCCCGATCACGCGCGCCTACGTCGACGCAGCCAGCGCCCGCGTGGCCGACATGCTGCTGCCCAATGACGACGCGCCGTGGAAGCTGCAGCCCACCCCGCGCCCGGAGATGATCGACCAGCCGGGCGGGCCGATGAAGCCGGTGGCCGGCGCCGCCGCAGGCCTCATGGGCAATGCGCCGCTGCCGTCTGCCCCGGGGGCGATGCCCGGCGTTGCTGCGCCGCAGGGCCCGGCCGACACCGCCCAGCCCCAAGGACCGGGCCCGAGCTCACCCGCACCCGCAGGCATGGGAGCGAACACGGGCATGCCTGCGCCACCCGATGGCGCCCCCCAGGCCGGCGTGCCGCCCGGGCCGATCACCTCGCAAATCTACGAGGCCCTGCCCGAGGACGAGAAGCGTGCCGAGCGCGCCAACAAGGTCATCGAGGACTGGCTGGTGGAGTGCCAGTGGCACGCCGAGGCCCGCAAGGCCATCGAGGACGCCGCCAAGCTGGGCACCGGGATCCTGAAGGGCCCGTTCCCCGTCCAGGTCGAAGTCACCCTCAACGTGTACGACCCGGCCACGCGCCGCTACAAGCGCGAGAAGCGCACCAAGATCGTCCCGGTGACGCGCCGCGTGCACCCGCGCAACTTCTGGCCCGACCCGGCCGGCGGCGAGGACCACCAGAAGGGCAGCTACTGCTGGGAGCTGGACAACGTATCGAGCCGCAAGCTGCGCGAGCTGCTGGGCGACGAGACGTACATCCGCGAGAACATCCTGCGCGCCCTGAAGGAGGGCCCGGGCGCCAAGAGCGGCAAGGACGTGGAGAACCCCACGTACCACATCGGCATCGGCCAGACCTTCCCGATCTGGTACTTCACCGGCGACGTCACCAAGGAAGTGATGATCGCCGCGGGCGTGCCCGAGGAGATGCTGCCCGAGGGCGAGAACGAGGAAGTGGCGATTCCGGCGACCATCATCATGGTCAACGATCACGTCATCAAGGTGACGCCCGCGCCGCTGGAAAACGGCGGCTTCCCGTACGACGTCTTCACGTGGCAGTCCCGCCCGGGCATCCCGTGGGGCAAGGGCGTTGCGCGCCAGATGCGCACCCCGCAGCGCATGCTCAACGGCGCCGTGCGCGCCGAGATGGACAACGCCGGCCTGTCCTCCGGCCCGCAGTACGCCATCCGCAAGCGCTGGGTGCAGGCCATCGACGGCAACAACAGCGTCATCACGCCGCGCAAGGGCTGGTACATCACCGAGGACGCGCCGCCGAATGTGAAGCTGGAGGACTGCATCAGCTTCACCAACATCACCGGCGTGACCGCGGAAATCGAGCGCATCGTGGATCGCGCCATGCGCTTCGCCGAGGATGCGACCGGGCTGCCGATGCTGATGCAGGGCCAGCAAGGCCAGTCGACCACGACGGCCACTGGCATGACCATCCTGAACAACAACGGGAGCACGGTCCTGCGCCGCATCGCGCGCACCTTCGATGACCAGATCACCGAGCCGCACATCCGCCGCTACTACGAGTGGCTGATGGCCAACGACGGCAACGACGACGCCAAGGGCGACTTCCAGATCGACGCGCGCGGCAGCACCTACCTCGTGGACCGCGAGCTGCAGGCGCAGAACCTGAACATGCTCTACCCGGCGCTGATCCAGAACCCGGACGTGCACCCGGGCCGCCTGGGCGAGGAGGTGGCCGTGGCCAACCGCCTGCCGCTGCAGCGAATCATGCTCACCGACGCCGAGAAGCGCCAGCGCGACCAGCAACCCCCGCCCAAGCCGGAGAGCGTGCAGGTGGCCGAGATTCGCGCCCAGGTGGAGGACAAGAAGCTGCAGCAGAAGGAAGGCCAGGACATGCGCATGGCCAAGGTGGCCGAGGGCACGCTGCAGGCCACCGTGGAGAAGAACATCGGCGACCTCGCCATCAAGGCCGAGACACTGAGCACCGACAGAAAGATGCAACTGGCCATCGAGCTGATGCGGCAGGCCCAAGGCGACAAGCAGCGCGAGAACGAGAACGCTCAGCGCGGTGTCGACCGTGCGCACGAGCGCGTGAGCGCCATCGAGGACCGCGGATCCGAGCCGCCCACCGAACCGAAAGGGCGCGCGCCGAACGGCGCCGCGTTCACCCAATGAGCAAGTCCGAGGACGTCCAGGGCCTCTCCCGCCTCGTGTTCCAGCGCGTGGAGCACGAGCACTACCTGCTCAAGCGCCTGAAGCTGGCGTTGATCGAGGAGCGTGATGCGCTGCGTGTGCAGAACGATCACCCGACCGACATCGCCACCACCACTTTGCTGCGAGGCGAGATTCGCCTCCTCACCAGAATTCTGGCCCGTCTCGATGAGGTTGGACCGGAGTCGCGGCAGTCCGAGCTACCCACGCCCGAGTCTGCACCACCCGCCCCTACTGCTGGGGGCTTTCCCGTGAGCTTTGAAAATGACGACCAAACCCGCTGAAGGCGCCGACGAGACTGAAATCACCCTGCCGGGCGCAGAAGGTGGCGAGGAGGGCCGCACGCCCACCGAGCACATCCTGACGCACCAGCAGGGCGACGAGGAACCGGACGCCGGGGAAGTCGAAGACGCGATGTTCGCTGGCTGGAAGAAGGCCGGCGGTGACGAGGGGGCGACCAAGAAGGCCGCAGCCAAGACCACCGCCACGGACGACGACGAAACCGACATCACCGACATCGTGGCAGGGCAAGAAGCCCGCCGCACCGATGGTGACGACGCGGTTGTCGACCCCGCAACGCCGAATCCCGCCGCGACCGCCGAACCCGACGACCCGGAAGTTCCCGGCCTCGGCATGAAGGCCTCGCAGGTGAAGGCGGCTCTCGGCCGGCTGGATGCGCTCGAAAAGAGCACGGCCAGCACCGCGGGCCACCTGGGGCACCTCAAGCAGCTTGTGACCCAGGCGGGCAAGGGCAAGGAAGTGACGCCGGAGACGCTGGCGAACGTGGCCGAGGAGTTCGGCCCGGAGTTCGCCGCGGCGCTTGCGAAGGATCTGAGCGGAGCTGGCTTCGGTGCCGGCGCCTCTGTCGACCCCGAGGCGGTTTCCGCCATGGTGGCCGAGCAGGTGGCGCGCGCCACCGAGACGACCCGCCGCGATCTGGAAAAGCGCGCGGTCGTGCGTGCCCACAAGGACGCCAACGACCACTTCAGCCTGCCGGTCACGGACGACAAGGGCGAGGTGACGGGGTGGAAGCCCGGTCCCAAGCACGCATCGTTCATGGCCTTCGTCGGCACCCTCCCGGCCGAGCGCCAGAAGGAGCTGAACGACAACGGCTGGGACTCGGACGTCATCATCCGCGCCCTCGATGACTTCAAGGCACACGAGAAGAAGGCCGCTAAGGAGCAGGCCACGCAGACAGCGCGTGTGAACCGCGCAGTGGTTCCCACCAGTTCCGGCGGTGGCCGGGCAGTGGAGCCCACGGTGGACCCCATGGAGCAGGGCTGGGCCAACGTGCGCGGACGCGCACGCACCGCTCGCGCTGCCTCCGGGGCCCGCCGCTGAACGCACCCAACCTCTACTGAAAAGGAAAGACAGCCATGCAAAGCATGAACACCCAAGCGCAACGGATCGGCGTCCTCAAGGGCGAAATCCTCGCGCACGCGGACCCGAAAGAAGTCCTCGGCATCACCGGCATGCAAAAGCGCATGCCCAAGAACGTCGGCCAGACGGTCAAGTTCCGCCGCTTCCTGCCCTTCGGCGGCGTGGACAACCGCTGGATCACCGGCTCCAACGTCGGGGCCTTCGCCAACGGCCACCTCGCCACCGAGGGAGTGACGCCCACCAGCGACACCATCGCCGCGGTGGACATCCAGGCCACGCTGCAGCAGTACGTCTGCCTGTACGCCCTGACCGATCAGGTCGTGGACCTGTACGAGGACGACCTCGCCGCGGAGATGAAGAAGCAGACCGGCCAGCGCATCGGCCTCGTGCGCGAGATGGTCCGCTACGGCGTGCTCAAGGGCATGACCAACGCCTACTACGCCGGCGGTGCGAACCGTGCGACCGTGGCCTCCTCGCTGACCGTGAACCTGATCCGCAAGGTCACGCGCCAGTTGAAGAACAACCACGCCGAGATGGTGTCGTCCATCCTGGACTCCTCGCCCAAGTTCGGCGTGAGCTCCGTGGAAGCGGCCTACCTCGTGTTCGCGCACACCGACATGGAAGCGGCCATCCGCGACCTGGACGGCTTCGTGCACGTGGCCGACTACGGCAACCGCCAGACCATCCACCCGCTGGAAATCGGTTCGGTGGAGAGCTTCCGCTTCATCCTGTCGCCGGAACTAGCCCCGTACATCAACTCCGGCGTGGCCACCGGCACCACGGGCATGTTCTCCACGGGCGGCGCCAACATCGACGTCTACCCGGTCATCGTGGCCGCCGAGGACGCCTGGGGTCAGGTCGCGCTGCGCGGGGACAACTCGCTGGACGTGACCTACATCCGCCCGGGCACCAAGGACACCGCGGATCCGCTGGGCCAGCGCGGCTACATCGGCGCGAAGACCTACCACACGGCCGTCATGCTCAACACGGGCTGGGCTGCCGTGGTGGAGTGCGGCACGCCGGATCTGAACTAAGCAACCAGGGCAACAGGGGAGGGCTGTAACGCCTTCCCCTCCTCGAACCCAACTTAGGAGCACCAGATATGAGCACCGCCTCCATCAAGCAGGCATTCGCCGTGTGGGCCGACAACCCGATGACCAAAGCACTGCGCCGCATCTTCGCGGCACAGCGCTCGTCGTTCCTGTTCGGCTCCGCGGTCTTCGACCAAGCATCCCTCGCCACCGGCGCGGGTGCTGCCGGCCAAGCCACCGTCACCGTCACCGGCGCTGCGCTGGGCGACGTGGTGGTGGGCATCTCGGCCAGCGTCGACCTGCAGGGCCTGCAAGTCACCGGCTACGTCTCCGCTGCCAACACGGTCGTCCTGCGTTTTCGCAACGACACCGGCGGCGCGGTGGACCTCGCCTCCGCGACCTACCGCGTCATCGTGGCGAAAGCCGCGAACTTCACCTCGAAGTACCTCATGGGCATGGAAGCCTCCTGAGCGAACCGAAATCCTCCGCAACTACCAAGGAATCGAAATGCAGAAACGTCTCCTCTCCATCGTGGCCATCACCATGGCCGCGGCCGCTGCCATCGCGCAGTCCGTCAAGGACTTCGCCGTGGACCTCGCCTACGGCGTGCACGACGGCATCACCCGCCTCATGCAGGACCAGGGCCTGATGCTGGGGCTCATCACCTCCAGCAAGAAGGAAGCGGCCTCGCTCGCGCGCGGCCCGATGAGCTACAGCCACTTCGATGACGCGGCCGTCCCGGCCGCCTTCGTGCTGACGCCCGGCTTCAAGCCGCGCTACGTGTGCATCGACAACGTGACCGACCGCATCAAGTACGAGTGGTACGACGGCATGGCCAAGACGGACTACATCAAGACCGTCGCCGCTGGCGCCCGCACCATCGCCACCGATTCGGCCCTGTCCGTTGACGTGAGCGACGGCGTGCAGCCGACCATCACGCTGGCCGCGTCGCAAGTGCTGCAGAACAAGCAGTACCGCGCCTACGCCCTGTAAGGCACCCCGGGCCCTCGGCTTCGGCCGGGGGTCTTTCTTCCACCTCACCACTTCGGATCCACCATGACGCAACCCCCCAAAAACGGCGGTCAAGGCAACAACCAGCCCGCCAAGTCGGGCGCCGCGACCATCGTCCAGCCCGGCGAAGACGCCGCGCTCGTGACCGCGCAATCCCCCTCCGCTCCGCTGCCCTCCGGCCTGGAAGGCTTCGTAGCCGATCCCAATGCCGAGGCGAGCGCCAAGCCTGCCGCAGCCAGCCAGAACGAGACGCTGATTCCGGGCAGCACCACGGCCAAGGAAATGTCCATCGCCGAGATGCAGGTGTTCATGCAGCAGATGGCGCAGAACGTCGCCGCGCTGACGCAGGCCGTCATGGCGCAGAACCGCCCGGTGAACCGCCGCCACGACCAGGAGCAGTTCTCCGAGGTGCCGCGGCAGGTGCTGGACATGCCCATCGACAGCGCGCTGGACAACATGCGCCGCCCGGACCAGCGCCAGGAGCAGGTGGACATCGACGTGGTGGCCGACATGGCGCACGCCGAAATGCTCGCGTTCCTGGACGAGATGGTGTGCATCAACGTCTCCGAAACCGCCGAGGAAGGCGCCGAGAACCCGGTGGTGCTGGGCGTCAACGGCCGTCAGGTGGCCGTGCTGCGCGGGCAGGACACGTGGCTGCGTCGCTGCTACGTGGAGCTGCTGCTGCGCGCCAAGCCCGAGGCCATCAAGACCCGCCTGACGCGCAATGGCGAGGGCGACGTGAAGAACCACATCGACAAGACGCGCTCGCTGAAGTACCCCTTCAGCATCGTGCAGGACCGCAACCCGCGCGGCATGGCCTGGGCACGCAAGATCCGCGCGGAGGCATAAGCCATGCAACTGAGTTTCCTCGTACTCGTCCAGGCGGCCTACCGAGAGGCGGGCTTCGTGGGCGAGGGGCCCGTCGCAGTGGCCAATCAGGTCGGCCGCAAGGGCGACGTCGTGCGCTGGGTGCAGCAGGCCTTCGAGGAAATTCAGGGCATGCGTACCGACTGGTCGTTCGATTGGGCGACCGGCTCCTTCTCGCTGACGCCGGCCAAGGACGTCTACGACACCGTGGTCGACTTCGGCATCACGGCTGGCGTGCGCGACTTCAGCCGCTCGCCCGCCGCGAACTACGCCTACCCGACCGCGCAGGGCGTCAACGGCCGCATCTTCATGGGCTTCTACGACTGGAGCGAGTACCGCGGCCTCACGCCGCCGCCGGCTGACGGCACCTCGCCCACCATCTTCACGCTGCGCCCGGACGGCAAGGTCGTGTACTACCCGCGGCCCACGGTGGCTTGCACGGTGGTGCACGAGTACACCATGATGCCGCAGGTGCTGACGGCGGACGCCGACGTGCCGCGCATGCCGGCGCGCTTTCACATGGTAATCGCCTGGAAGGCCGTGATGATCGGCTGTGGCAAGACCAAGGACTTCGCCCGCTTCGACACCGCCGAGGAGAACTTCGAGCGCCTGATGGAGGCGATGGTGCGCGAGTGCACGCCCAAGGTGCTCGCCGGACAAGGGCCGCTCGCATGAGCCGCGGACGCTGGGACCGCAACAAGGCTGCACGCCAGCAGCACTGGAGCAGCGACTACACGGCGCTGACCGGCGGGCTGGACCAGTCCGATGGCGGCATGCTGATTAAGCCCGGGCGCATCTCCTACTGCCTGAACTTCGAGGAGATTTTCGGCCGCCGCGGCTACACCACGATCAAGGGCTACGAGCGCTACGACGGCAACGCCAGCCCCTCGTCCATCAAGTATTGGGCCATCCCGTTCGTCAATGGCACGAGCACGGGGGCGCCGACCGTCGCCAACAGCGCCATCACCACCGACGCCGGGGCTGGCGGAAAGTGGGTCAGCACGGTCGTGACGTCCGGATCCTTGCTCGCCGGCACGGCCGCGGGCTACATCATCATCTGGGCGCCGGCGGCAACCGAGTTCGCCAACAACGATCTGATCCGCTACCTGGGCAACGCCTTCGCCAAGGCCACCGGCGCAGCCGAGCCGCCGAGCCCGGGGTTCTCGTTCCACGCCCAGGCATACAGCGACGTGCGCAATGCCGCGCGCACCCTGATCGCCAAGGTGCCCGGTGTCGGGCCCGTGCGCGGCGTCGCGGTGTTCGATGACCTCGTGTGGGCGGTGCGCGATGACGCGGTGGACAAGAAAAGCGCATCGCTGTACTACGCAAATGCCGGGCCGCGCTTTGCTGGGCCGATCACGTGGCAGAAGGCGGCCCTCGCGGTGGGGCTTTGGGGTGGCTCGAAGTTTCACTTCAAGGAGCACAACTTCACCGGCGACGCAAAGAGCAAGAAGCTGTTTTTCGTCAACGGCAAGAACCGGCTGTGCTCCATCGGCGCTTCAGGGGCGCCATTCGTGCAGGCCGGTCCGGTCTATCCGACCGAGGCCACCAGCACGACCAGCCGCTCCATCCCCGTCGCCGCCAACACGGCGTTCGTGGTTGCGCAGACGGGGCGCACCTTCGTCTTCGGCGACGAGGTGTTGATCTATCGTCGCTCGGACGTCAACTCGTACATGGTGTGCCTCGTCAACTCCTTCGACGCTGGCACCGGGACGCTTCTGGTCACGGTGCCCAGCGAGCACGGGCCCGCCGGCGGACCTTACACCGATTGGGAAATTTGCAAGTCGGACTTCAGCGACAAGCCGATCAACCTGCAGCCGCACAAGAACCATATGTTCCTTGTGTATCCCCGCGGACAACTGCAGACGTCCAACCTGGGCGACCCATACACCGTCACTACCACGGCATCGCTGTTCGGCCTGGGCAAAGACATCACGGGCATGTCCACCCTCAAGGGCAAGTCGCTGGCAGTGTTTTGCAAGGACAAAATCGACATCATCGAGGGCTCCTCGCAGATCGACTGGAACAAGGGCGAATACAGCCTGCAGGTCGGCGCCGTAGCCGAGACGGTGCAGGACAACGATGGAAACCCGATCTACCTGAATCAGCGCGGCCTCACGACGCTGGCGGCAACGCAGAACTTCGGCGACGTGGCCGCGAGCATCTTCAGCCGCGACGTCGTGAAGGTGCTGGATGCTCAGAAGGGCAACGCCATCGGATCGCGCATGGCCTTCGGCAACAATCAGTACCGCCTGTACTTCGCCGATGGCTCGTGCCTGCGCATGACGCTGATGAGCGGGGGAGGCGCCCAGGTAATCGACGCGCGTAGCGTCAGTCCGTCCGTGTGCAAATATGCGCACACCATCACCTGCTTCGCGGAAGGGCAGCTCATCGACCGCGAGCGCATGTTCTTCGGCACCGATGACGGCTACGTGATGGAGGAGGACTCCGGCACCTCGTTCGACGGCGCCCCCATCGACTACATGCTGCGCCTGCCGTTCAACCACTTCAAGAGCCCGGGGGTGGACAAGCAGTTCCACAAGATGGAGGTGGATCTGACTGGCGCCACTCCGGTGGAAATCGGCTATCGACAAATCTTCGACTACGACGACGGCACGTTCGCCGTAGGAACGTCAACGATCACGAGCCCAGGCACGGGCGAGGCGAAGTTCGACATCGGCAGCTTCGACGTGATGCAGTTCGACATCTCAGAAACCTATCGCGCGGAGGGTCCGCTCGATGGCCAGGGCCGAAACATGGCGCTGGTGTTCTGGCTCGAAAGCGACTTCATCGAGCCAACCACTCTGCAGGGGATCCTGCTGTACTTCTCTATGCTGGGGGTCCGTCCGTGAGCAATGATTTCTTCGACTGGCGCTCCAAGCCATTCCAGGAGCGGTTCATCCGCTTCGCCACCGTCCGCAGCGAGGAGGTGAACGCCGCCTTCGATGAAGTGTCACAGGGCTTCGACCTTGCGCTGCAGGCCATGCAGCAGGGCGTCTCCAACCCGGCCGAAACCACCACGACGCTGGTGGACGGCGCCGAGATTGAGTGGGACATGGCAGCCGGCCAGATGGCCTTCCTCACGCTGGACACGCAGCGCCTGACGCGCGCGCTGCTGAACCCGCTGAACACGAAGAAGGGCAAGTACACGCTGTTCGTCACGCAGAACGCCGCGGGCAACCAGAACATCACGTCCTGGGGCAGCGCCTACGTGCTGGTGGAAGACGTCACCATCAATCCGGCCGCCAACTCCGTGACCATCCTGCAGGTGTTCTCGGACGGCCTGAAGTTCTACGTGTGCAAGCACGGCGGCGGCTCCGCTGCGCCAGCCCCAGCCCCCACGCCAGCGCCCACGCCCGCGCCGTCGCCGGCACCTTCCGGCCCGCCGATCACGGCCGCGTTCGCCGCCGGCACGAACCTCTCCGGCATGGAGTGGGCGCAGCCGGGCATTCGCTACGGCAACTCCACCGCGCCGAACATGAACTACACGGTGCCGCGCGCCGCCACCATCGCCTACCTCGCATCGCAGGGCATCACGGTGGTGCGCCTGCCGCTGTCGTGGGAGCTGCTGCAGCCGCTGCGCGCGAGCTCTCCGGCCAACGCCGCGGTGGTTGCCGGCTACAACACCACGCTCGGCAACTACACCAAGGGCGGCCTGTGGGAGCCGTACGCGCAGTACGTGGACAAGGTGCTCGATGCCTGCCAAGCCGCCGGCATCAAGTGCCTCATCGACATCCACAACTACTGCCGCTACAAGGACTTCAAGTATCAGCCGGACGGCTCGGTGCTCGGCTTCGTGGATCCCAGCGACCCGCTGCTGCCGCCCTACACGTCCGACAGCTCCCAGGTGGTGCAGACCATCATGGCCAAGGTCAACCCCACTCTGACGGTGGCCGACTTCACCGACCTGTGGACCAAGATCGCCACGCGCTGGAAGGCGCATGCGGCGCTGGGTGGCTATGGCCTGATGAACGAGCCCAACCAGATGCCGGCGGTGGGCAAGAATTTCTCCATCGACAACTACCCGAACCCGGCCGACCCGACCAACGACTACGTTCAGGACTATTCGATTTGGGCCACGTATGCCCAGGCGGCCGTGACGGCCATCCGCGTGCTCGATGGCACCAAGCCGATCTATGTCTCTGGCAACGGCTGGTCCTCGTGCATCAACTACACCCAGCTCAACCCGAACTTCCCGCTGACCGGAAACAATCTGGTCTACGAGTTCCACCTGTATCTGGACGCCACCAGCGGCGGCTTCCGCTTCGACTGGGACGACGAGGCCGGCAAGCACTTCAGCGCCGGCGAGGGCAACGTCGACATCAGCACCAATACCGGCGTGAACCGGCTCAGCCCGATCCTGGCGTGGGCCGCAGCGAACGGCAATCCGCCGCTGGCCTGTGGCGAGTTCGGCATCCCGGTGGAGAACAAGCCGGACGGCACGCTCGACACGCGCTGGCTGACCGCGGCGGCCGCGACCATCAACCAGATGAAACTCAACAACATCGAGGTCTACACGTGGATGGGCGGCGACCACTGGCCGATCCATGCCTATCCGATCAACCACGCGCCCAAGCTGTACCAGAGCAAGACGGTCAACCCGATTGCGGGCGCCTACCTGCTGGGCGCCAAGGGCACCAACCTCGCCACGATCTTCGATGAGGGCGGGCAGTGGAGCGCAGGCGGCGCGGCCGTCACCATCAAGGTCCAGGCGCGCGGCAACCTCACGGCACCGGTGAACCTCACGGTGGCCAGCAATGCGGGCGGATCCTTCAGCAAGACCGCGCTCACGCTCGCCGCTGGCGTCAACAGCGAGGACAGCTTCACCTTCACGCCGGTTGGCAACACCATCAGCACGCTGACCTACACGCGCACCGGCGGCGGGCAGGTGCCTCCGGCGCGCAAGGTCTACTCGCTGACCAACCCGGTGGCCTACGCAAGCACCAGCCTTGCCGACGCGGCCAAGGCCATCATGGCCAAGTACAACGCCGGTTGCTGGCTGGCGCAGGATGCGCTGAAGGAATACCAGACGCCGGCAGCGGCCGCCGCGGGCGACTACATCCGAGGCATCTCCAACAGCGGTTCGGGCGGCACCATCGAAAGCCCGATGGAGATGCTCAACTGGCTGAACCAGGACGCGGGCAGCCTGCGCGGCGCCGAGGGCCCGTGCATCTTCAACAACGACCCCGCAGGCTTTGCAGCGGCGGACTTCACCACGTATGGCCGCCGCGGCCTGCTTTGCAAGAAGCAGGAGCCCGTCGTCGGCGCCACCGGCAGCGACCCGAGCTATCGCTTCCCGGCCGTGGCGCAGGCCTTCGGACTGAAGAACCCGCACTTCCTGATGTCGGCCTTCAAGCTGACCAATCCGGCAGTCGACGGCGTGCTCGCAGCGGCACAGCACATCATGGCGCCCACGCGCTCGGCCCTGAAGATCCAGGGCGGCATGCTGATGGTGGAAATGTGCGACCAGCAGGGGCATCTCTATAACGTCACGTACGGCACCGTCCCCGCCAACACGCTAACGGTCGGCACGCTCAAGTACGACGGTGCGACCATGACCGCTCGCCTGAACAGCGAAAACGGTTCCTCCTCTGGAGCAGCGACGCTGGTTGCGAGCCCATTCAGCACACTCAGCCTCGGGCAAGGCTATTGGGATTACTACCCGCAGCAAGCCATCCAGGGCTACCAGTACGGATGGATCATCGGGCCGGCGCTTCCCACGGACGCCGAGCTGGGCGTGCTGGAGAACTACCTCAAGTCGTTCGGGCAGGCGGCCGTGGCTCCGCCGGCCGGATGGGAGGCGCTGCTGCAGACGCAGTTCGACGCGCCGAACAACAACGGCGGCGTCTGGCTGTCGGCTCGATCGCTCAGCGAGTTCGCCAAAAGCCCGACCGACGCAACCGCGCCTGCCGCCTTCACCGACTTCTTCCGCGTCTGGCACAACCACGGCAACGTCGCCGGAGGCCACGAGCTGTCGCAGGCCGATGCGACGACACCGTGGCAGTTGGGGACGGACGCCAACGGCAAGCATTACGGCAACTGCTACACCGGCGCTCCGCTGAAGAACGTCGGCGGCGCCACCTCGAAGTTCTACTTCGCGCTGGCCATCGACGTGCGTGAGAGCACGTACGACGGCACCATCCTGTCGGACAGCAACGCGGCAAACGTCGGCTGGAAGGTGGAGCACCTTGCCTCGGCGCCTCACAAGTTCAAGCTCACGGTGGGCACGGGCGCGGCAAGCGTTTCCGTGACCGTCGCCTACACGGTTCCGGTGGGCAACACCGATGCTGCCGGCCTGCACCTGCTGGAGGGCTGGCACGACGGCACCAACATCCAGATCCAGCTCGATGGCGTAGACCCGGGAGCAGCCGGTAAGGCCGCGTGCGGCGCCATCAGCCCGGGAGCGGCCGACATGGTGCTGCTGGGCGGCTACCCATTCGCCACTTACTGGAGCAGCGGCGTCAACGGGAACGTCTACGAGGGCGCGGTCCTCAAGAACTACTGCCCGTCCAGCACCGACCGCGCCACCCTCCGCACCGGCATCGCCGCCCAGGCAGCCCTCGTTGTTTAAGGAGCCCACCATGCGACGCGCAACTCTCATCGTCCTTTTGCTGATGATCGTGCTGGACGTGGCCGGCAACCTGCTGTGCACCTGGGGCAGCATGTTCTATCGCACGGCGCAGGCCTTGTGGCGAGCGCGCGGCAGCACGCTCAGCGCCACCGCATGGGCGGTGCGCGAGCATCCCGTGTTCGGCTGGACGCATCGCTTCATCGACGGCATGCCGTGGTTCGGCGCCGGCCACTGCCGCGCGCAGTTCGAGCGCGAGCAGCACTTCGGTGGAGTGTGGGCCGCCTGGAGCAACCAATTCAACAAGGAGTAGGGCGTGACGGCACTTTTCCAGCAGAAGCAACAGCCGACGATGTTCGGCCCCGGCAGCCAGATGACGGTGGAGGGCCGCATCGGCGGCATCCTCAACCAGGATGAGCGCGGCAACTACACCAACCCGGTGGTCAAGCAGGCCGAGAACCGCCAACTGCAGGCGTTCAACCAGCGCGGGCTGCTGAACACCTCGATGGCCTCGCAGGGCGCGCAGGAGGCTGTCATCAGCAAGGCCGTGGAAATCGCCACTCCCGACGCTAAGACGGCCTACGACAATTTCGCCTCGAACCGCGACAACTACCAGGGTGCGATGCAGACCATCGCTACCAACTACCAGCGCCAGCTCGATACGATCAACGCCAGCCAGATGACCCCGGAGGACAAGTCGGTGGCCATCGCGCAGGCGGGATCCGTGCGCGATGGCGAGCTGGCCTTCCAGAACAACCTGTTCAGCCGCATGCCCGATTGGCAGCAGGAGTGGCTGGCCCCAGCGGTGAACACCGCCGGCATGGACATCAACGCGGTGAGCAACCAGGACACGCTGGCCAACATCGCCAGCGACCCGGCGCAGGCGCAGGCCATGCGCGATCAGGCCACCGAGCGCATGCGCGCCGCCTCCTCGGAGTCCTCGCAGCCGTGGATGCCCGGTGGCGGCGGCTCCATGATCGGCAATTCCGGTGTTCCTTCGGTGGGACAGGCCGCCAACGGCCAGCCGCTTCCCGCCTATGACGCCGGCGGGCGCTACATCAATTGGGCCGCCACCGGCTTCCAGGGGGTGTTGGGCACGCGCGGCACGCTGCGCGATGCCTACAACGACTATGTGCAGTGGCACCGCCAGTACCAGAACAGCCAGCCGATGCTCAGCCCGATGGACTGGTATGCCCGCATGCTTGCCCGTGGCGAAGGCGTCAGCGGCGGTCCGGGCAACGGCAGCAACGGCGAGGGCGCCGGCACCGGCGGCGGCGTGGGAGCGGGCGGGGACAACTACTGATGTCCGACGACCAGTTCTTGCGTCAGTTCTACGACATCCTCGGCCAGACCGAAGGCACGCGGCCGCCCGTGGAGGCGTGGCTGGCCTTCGCGCGCGAGAACGCGCAGCTGTGGCCTATCGAGTGCGACGGCAAGATGGTCGGAGGCGTGCTGTGGAAGGGGCATACGGTGCACATCGCGGTGCTGCCCGAGTACCACGGCCGCTGGTTGCGCCGCTCGCACCTGCGCGCATGGCGCCAGATGCAGTTCCCCGTCGACGTCTACGCAACACCGGCGGCCGACAACGCCGCCGCCTGCGAACTTGCTCGCCGCCTGGGCTTCCGTGAGCAAGGCCGCGCTGGACAATCCATCATCTTCATCAAGGAGCGCTCATGCCCGCAGCCCTGATTACCCCCATCCTGATCGGCGCTGCAGTGGGCGCGGTCAGCGCCGCAGTCTCCGGCGGCAACATCCTCAAGGGCGCCCTGTTCGGCGCCCTCGGCGGTGCGGTCGGCGGCGCCATCTCCGGCGCCTTCGCTGGCACCACGACCGGCACGGCCGCCTCGGCCACCATGGGCGCCGAGGCCGGCACGGTCAGCGGAGCGGCTGGCGCCGGCGCGACAGACCTTGCCGCGGCGAGCATGGCCGGGCCCGCATCGAGCGCGGTCGACTACGGCCTGGGCAGCATGGGCGGCGAAGCGGGCGCTGCTGGCGCAACCGGCGCCGCGGCCGCGCCCGAGCTGGTCGGATCCGGCGTGCAGGTGGCAGCGCCGGCCACCATGGGGGCGCCGGCAGCCTCTGGCGGATTGCAGGCCGCTGGAGCAGATACCGGCCTCGCCGCCGTGCCGCCACCGGCGAATCCGATGATGGGCGGCGCCAAGACGTTCCTGGGCAGCCTGTTTCAGGACGGCAGCAGCATGGTGAACAGCCGCCTGGGCATGTCCATGATCGGCGAGACGGTCAAGGGCTACGCGGCGGGCCAGATGCAGCAAGCCAAGCTCGATGCGCAGCGCGAGGACGTACGCGACGCGCGCGCCAACGCCCGCTTCGGCAACATGAACAGCCGCATGAACTCGGCCACGATGTACGGCCCGGCGGTCTACAAGCCGCAGTAAGGAGCACCCAATGCAGACGACGCAGACCCAGCCGCCGCGCGGCGCGCAGCCTCCCCAGCCGCCCCAGCAGGGCCCGGGAGCCCCACAGCTTCCGCAGCAGGCGATGACGCCGGAGCAGACCCGCCAGTTGCAGGTGATGTCCAAGCAGGCGATGTCCTTCCTGCTGGAGGACCAGACGGCCGCGCAGATCGTGCAGAAGGCCCAGCAAGGCGACCCGCAGCAGGTGGTGGCCGACATCGTGCTGGCCATCATGCAGCGCCTGTACGAGGCGGCGACCAAGGCCGGGCAGCAGGTGGAGATGGTCACGCTGCTGGTGACTGGCATCCAGATCATCGGCGACCTCGCGGAGATGCTGGGCGCGGCCGGCGTGCTGCCCAAGGAGCCGCAGGCGCAGGCGCAGTTCGTCGGCGCGGTCAGCAAGCTGTGCGTGGACAAGCACAACTCGATGGTGCAAGGCGGCGGCCAGCAGCCCGCGCCGGCGCAGCAACCGCAAGGGGGTGTGTGATGGGCATGAGCTTCGGCATGATCGGCGCCATCGGCGGCGCCGGAGTGGCGGCCGGGAAGGAGGCGGACTTCCTCTACAAGGAGGACGAGAAGGCGGCCGACGACACCCGCCAGCGCTCGCTCCAGGACTGGCTGATGTCCAAGCGCGAGCAGTACCAGATTGCCAGCGAAGGCCGCGCGGAAACCCGCCAGATCGCCCAGGAGGACCGCGGCGAACAGCGCACCGTCCGCACCGAGGACCGCGCATCCACGCGCCGCGAAACCGAGAAGGACAAGGACTTCCAGCGCACGCAGGACGAGGCGCCGGTGCGCCGCAAGATCAAGGCCGAGGACACGACCTCGGACATCACGACCAAGGTCGACGCCGCCTACTCCGTCAAGGACAAGGCCGCCGAACTCGCCGCATCGGATGCGCAGGCCAAGGAAACGCCGTCGACCAAGGCGCTGCACGAGGCCCAGGCCGACTACTACTCCGGGCGCAACGAGGCGGCAGCCAACAATGGCGCCGCCAAGCTGGATCCGGCCGACAGCGCGGAGCTCAAGGCCGTGCAGGCCAATCTGAAGGAGAAGCAGACGCTGATCGACCGCGGCCGCGCCGATGGCTCCTGGAACGACGAGGCGCTGACGCCGGGCCAGAAGAAGCTGCAGGCTGATCTGGTGGCCATGCGCAAGCGCGAGCAGGCCATCATCGCCGCCAATCGCCGCACCGCCTCCGCTGCCACGCCCGACCCGCTGAACCTGCGCGGCGGCAGCGGCGGCGCAACGACGCGCATCGCCAGCAAGCCCGGAGACGCCGATCAGGCGGCCATCCTGCAGGCGGAGTTCCGCAAGGCCAGCGCGCGCGCGCAGAGCGCCACCGACCCGGACGAGAAGCAGCGCGCCGAGCTGGACCGCGACAGCGTGGCCATGGAGATGAAGCGCCTGGGCATCCAGCCGAGCGCGGCGCCCGCCGGCAGCATGATCGGCGGCGGCCCGGCTCCGGTTCCGGCGGCTGCGCCAGCGGCTCCGGGCAAGACGGCGCCGGCTGCCGCCGCGCCCGCGGGCACT